TAGCTCCAGAGGATATTGACTATTATTATCAAAATACAAAAGAACCAAAATATAGATCTGGTGTTGATAGAAACTATTGGATTTGGAAAGAATATGACCCCAACAATACATATGCACTAATTGCAGACGTTGCCCGTGGTGATGGAGCAGACTATTCCGTATTTCATATGATAAATGTTGATTCAATGGAAATAGTTGCAGAATACCAAGGAAAGATGCCTACAGATGAATATGCTAGGTTTCTAAACCAAGCTGGTAGAGAATATGGAAACTGCATGATCATTATCGAGAACAACAACATTGGTTATGCAGCTTTACAAGAACTTATATCTTTAGGTTACCCAAACGTATTCCACTCAGTAAAAGGTAACAACGAGTATATAGACCAAGCTTTAGCAGAAACAATGTCAAACTCTGTTCCAGGCTTTACAACTTCATATAAATCTCGTCCACTAATAATAGCAAAACTTGAAGAATTTATTCGCAATAGAGTCTTGAAAATAAACTCAAAAAGAGTTATAAATGAATTGAACACTTTCGTTTGGCATAATGGGAAACCACAATCCATGAAAGGATATAATGACGATTTAGTTATGTCATTAGCTATTGCTTGTTGGGTAAAGGATACTGTATTTCAAACTAGCTATAAAGATGCAGAATTTAAAAAAGTTTTGCTAAATAGTATGGTTAGAGCAAATACTGTACTAGATACAACAATACGTGGCTTATCTGGTCCAAATAAAATGAATCAGCTAAAACAAGAAGCAATAAATACTTACAACGAATTTGGCTGGATATACAAAGGTTAAATAAATGGCACAAAACAATAACAATAATAAACCAAACATTAAAAACGCAGAATCACCTTTATTCAAGGGTTTAACTCGTTTGTTTTCTGGTCCTATCGTAAACTACAATCACATTTACCAAAGCAGATATAAAAGACTTCAACTTGATAAATTTAAGTTTACTTCTGCACAAGGCTTATCTTTTAAAAAGTCTTCTTATGACAATTACGATTCAATATCTTCAAAGATTCTATCAACTCAAAATCGTATCCAAAGATATACAGACTTTGAGCAAATGGAGTACATGCCAGAAATAGCATCAACTTTGGATATTTATGCAGATGAAATGACAACCTCATCTGACTTGACTCCAATGCTAAAAATAAATTGTCCAAACGAAGAAATAAAATATATATTGCAAAACTTATATTTTAAAGTATTAAATTTAGAATCCAATCTATACGGTTGGTGCAGAAATATGTGCAAGTTTGGAGACTATTTCCTTTATCTTGATATTGATGAGCAAATGGGCGTAAAGAACGTAGTAGGTCTTCCAACAAGCGAAGTAGAAAGAATGGAAGGCTTAGACAAAACAAATCCAAGCTATGTACAATTCCAATGGAACTCTGGTGGACTAGCATTTGAAAATTGGCAAATAGCCCATTTCAGAATTCTTGGAAACGATAAATATACCCCATATGGAACCTCAGTATTAGATCCAGCCAGAAGAATATTTAGACAACTTACTCTTTTGGAAGACGCAATGATGGCATATCGTGTTGTTCGTTCCCCAGAAAGAAAAGTATTTTATATTGACGTTGGTGGCATTCCTCCAAACGAAGTAGAGCAATACATGCAAAAGGTTGTAACTACTATGAAGAGAAATCAAGTAGTCGATCCTCAAACTGGTCGTGTTGATTTACGTTACAACCCAATGTCTGTAGATGAAGACTATTTCATTCCTGTTCGTGGTGGAGCGGGAAGTACAAAAATAGAATCTCTACCAGGCGGTCAATTTACTTCCGCTATTGAAGATGTAAAATATCTCAGAGACAAACTATTTTCTGCTCTTAAAATACCAATGTCTTATCTTTCAAGAGGCGAAGGTGCATCAGAAGATAAAGCAACTCTAGCTCAAAAAGATATTCGTTTTGCTAGAACGATTCAAAGACTTCAAAGAGTAGTTATTGGTGAGCTAGAAAAAATAGGTATTATTCACTTATATACCCTTGGCTTTAGAGGAAACGATCTTGTTTCATTCAAACTAGCCCTTAGCAATCCATCAAAGATTGCAGCACTTCAAGAACTTGAACATTGGAAAGTTAAATTTGATATTGCTTCTGCTGCTACTGAAGGTTTCTTTAGTAAGCGTTGGATTGCACATACTGTATTTGGATTATCTGATGAAGAGTTTGTCAGAATTCAACGTGAACAATATTATGATCGTAAACTTGCCAAAACTCTTGAAGCTATTGGTACTGCCGAAGAACCTACAGGTGGAGGAGGCGGCGGTGGTCTAGACCTTGGTGGACTTGGTGGCGGCGGCGAAGAAGCCCCAGCACCAGAAGCAGGAGGAGCACCAGAGGCACCAGAGGCAGGCGGTGGAGCAGAAGCAGCAGGCGGCGAAGAAGGTGGTGGAGAGGAAGGCGTATTATTAGCATCCCCACCAGCAGGAGCAGAAGGTGGAGGGGAAGGTCCAGCCGCTGGAAAGCGTGATGATACATATGGTGGAAAGAAGCCACATGTTTCTCCTAATGGAAAAGGCCATGTTTACAAACCAGTATCAATAGATAAAAGAGGAAGCGGTAAAAGAGTAGACTCCTATCTTTCTTCTGGTGGAAAAAGTTATGCTGGTATAGATAAGATATATGCTGGTAAAAGAGAATTTACTTCTCTAGCAAATGGAAGTATTGGCGAACAACAAACAAATGAAGACTATATATTAGAAGAAGAAAGACAATTGTTTCAGTCTAACTACGAAATAACAAAACTATTAGAAAGTTTGGAGAAATCAGATAATGCAAGAAAAGCCAAAGTTAAAGCACAATAAGAAAAGAAATACCGCTTTTCTTTATGAAGCTTTGGTTAGAGAACTAACAAAAGCCACAGTTGAGAAAAATGAAAATGTAAAAAAACATTTAGTATCAATCATAAAGGAATTTTTCTCAAGTGGGAAACCATTAGCTAGAGAACTTGATGTATATCGTTCTTTATATGAAAGTAAAAATTTAGAGAAAGACTATGCTAAAGCAATAATAGACGAATCAAAAAGAGTTTATTTATCATTTAGCCAAAATGATATTTTCAATGAACAAAGCAGATTGATATCAAAAGTAAATAAAACTGTTGGTAAGTCTGCATTTCAAACATTCATGCCAAACTATAAAAATTTGGCAACTATATCACAAATATTCGATCTTGATGTTCCACTTAAAACAAGAATAATACTTGAAAAAACATTATTAGAATATCTTGTTTCACCAAATCCAGAGAGCAGCAACTTACAAACAATTGATAACTTGGTGTTCAAAACATTTATAAACAAGTTCAATGAAAAATATGGTGATTCATTATTAGAAGAACAAAAGACTCTTCTAACAAATTACATTTTGGCTCAAGATGGTGTTGATTTAGAATTCAAAATTTATCTAAATGAAGAAGTTGGAAGACTTAAAAATATAATAATATTATCAAATGCAATAAAAAATTCTGATAATGGACCAATAGTAAGTCAAATATTTGAGTCTCTAAAAGAACGTAAAATAGATAACAAATATCTTGAAGACATTCTTTATTTGCAAGTATTAGCAAAGGAAATTGAGAATGGCAAAAATTAGAATAAAGTTCGATGCTGATACTGAGATAGAAGATGTTGAGCAAGAAGGTCCAAAGATTGAACTTAATCTCAATATCAGAAGATCACTAAATGGAGATTACATTTTACGTGACCATCCATTGATTGATATTATTATCATGCCACAAAAAAGCAAAATACTTGCTTTATCAAAAGACTCAATGGGTGATAGAACTTATTATTCTCAAAATAAACTATTTGACTTTTTATATAAAAAAGGTATAATAGATCCTGCTTCTATTCAAGCAGGCAACATTTACGCAAGTATGGAAGGCACTATATACAAACCAACTATGGAAGGTGTTAGTGCTTTGCAAAGTGCTTTATTAGCTATTACAAAGTTTCTAGACGAAGAACTCCCAATATTTGCATACGAGAAGCAACTTGATAATAGATTTGATCAAGATCTAACAGAACCAGATCCTACCAACAGTACAGAGCTTGGCGACGTAGAACAGAAACCAAAAAGAGGTATTCTTGGTCAATCAATTAATACACCACAAAATGCTTACAATTATTCGTACTTTGGTGAATAATGGAACTTCTTTATTTTATTCTTGCTTCTTGGGGTCTTACACAAATATTAATTTATGGAACAATATTTGATAAAGTAAGACCAAAGGAAGGTTTTCTTGGTGAATTATTAAAGTGTCCAATGTGTACTGGCTTTTGGGTTGGTATTCTTCATTGGTTCTTTTTTGATTTGGAATGTGGTATATTACAAGCAGGTTTTATTTCATCTGCTATAAGTTATGTTCTTTGTATGTTATTTACTGATTTTGGTATCAATATAAAAGTAAATAAAGAATAAATAAACTATTTATTTTTAGTCTGAGGTTTGAAAATGACAACTACACTAAGACAAGAATTCTGGATTCGTAAATGGTCTTTACAACCAGTTCGACTTTGTTGCAGAGGAAAACGGCTTGGCCGTAAATAATTAAGGAATTTTTTTAAAATGAGAATAACAGAAACTTATATACGTAAAGTCGTAAAAGAAGAGCTTCAAAAAATATTGAACGAGGTTGGTGTTGACGCTGCCCCGCCAGAGTCTGCTTATGTTCAAAGTGTACAAGATGAAATTAGCCCACAAGTTAATCAGTTAGCTAAGAAATATTCTGGTGCTTTGGAAGTTAAACAAAACGGTGATAAAGTAACATTATCTGCTAAAAACGATCCAAGTAAAACTATAACATTTAATGCATCAGAGTTTCATGATGCTTATAGAAAAGAAAGACAAATGGGTGAAAAACTTGGAAGATATGTTTATTCAACACAAACATATGAGGACGTTATCAAAGCAATTGCAAGCGGGCAATTAGGTAAAGAAGCAAAACAAATATATGATAGCAATCAATCAGATGAAATGATTCAATTTTTTACTCCACTTGCTTTCTTAGCTCTTCTTGGCATATTTGCCCAAAAAGGTTTACCAGATGTATCAAATATTAAAAATGCAATGAAAAACGCATTTCCATCTGCAAAATTTAAAGCACAGGAATAATACATAATGTCTAAAAAATTATTAACAGAATATTTTGAATTATGTCCAAACGGATATTGCGATGATGTTCTCACAGAATCCGATAAACGCTTTATAAAAGAAGGCGGAATAATATTATCTGGTGTTATGCAAAGAGCAGACGCAAGAAATGGAAATGGAAGAGTTTATCCTCATTCTATTCTTGAAAGAGAAATGAATACTTATAAGAAACTCGTTCAAGAAAGAAGAGCATTGGGCGAATTAGACCACCCAGAACAGTCTGTTATTAATCTTAGAAATGTTTCACATCTTGTCACAGAAGTTTGGTGGAATGGAAAAGATGTAATGGGAAAAATTCAACTTCTCAATACTCCATCTGGTCAAGTATTGAAAGAGCTTATAAATGCAAATGTAAAAATTGGTATCTCATCAAGAGGTACTGGTTCGGTTAGAGAGAGTAAAGGCGAT